CCGAGAAGACCAACGCGAAGGGCACGACGCTCTTTTACACGGTCGTTCACGTTGAGTTCGATTTCGTGAGCGCGGTCGACGGCAGCAAGCACACCGTTGCGACGGTCGGCGAAGCGATGGATTCCGGCGACAAGAGCAGCAATAAGGCAATGAGCGCCGCCTACAAGTACGCCGCGTTCCAAGCCTTCGCGATCCCGACTGAAGGCGACAACGATGCCGACGCGACGACGCATGAAGTCGCAGCACGCACGGCGCCCGCCCGCCCTGCCGCACCGCCAGCAATGCCGGATAGCGAAGTTGCTGATTGCATCGTCGCGCTCAACGACTCGGACGATCTGGAATCGCTGAAGGGAATTTTCGGCGCCGCCTGGAAGCGCGCGACGCCCGAGCAGCGCACGCAACTCCAAAAGAAGTACGACGAGCGCAAGGCCGCGCTCGAACCTGCCCACGCATAAGGAAACGTCATGGCATCTGTGAACAAGGTAATTCTCGTCGGCAATCTCGGCGCCGATCCGGAAGTGCGGTATCTGCCGAGCGGCGACGCGGTCGCAAACATCCGCCTCGCGACGACCGACCGATACAAGGACAAGTCAAGCGGCGAAATGGTCGAGTCGACCGAATGGCATCGCGTGTCGTTCTTCGGAAAGCTGGCTGGCATCGTCGGCGAGTACCTGAAGAAAGGTTCGTCGGTCTACATCGAAGGCCGCATCAAAACGCGCAAATGGACGGACAAGGACGGTGCCGAGAAGTACTCGACCGAGATCATCGCCGACCAGATGCAGATGCTTGGCGGCCGCAGCACCGACGCAGGCGCCGCACAACAGCAACGCACTTCCGCGCGCAAGCCGCCGACACCGGCGCCCGCCAACGACCAGTTCGACGACGATTCGGACATCCCGTTCTAAAACAACGACCGCGCCGCTGGCCCGAGCTGGCGGCGCACCAAGGGGAAGGCATGCAAGCATTCAGCGAGTGGTTCCCGCGCGACGTTAAGCCCGTTCATCAAGGCGTGTACGAGGTACGCGTAAAGGCAAACGGGAAACTGGTTCGATGGTTTAGCTGCTGGACCGGCGAGCATTGGGGGCTGTCGGATCAGACGCCGATCGCAGCATATGAACACTGTGAAACGCCGAGCGATGCAGCGAAGCACGCGGGCGGTTTCGAATGGAGAGGAATCAAGAAATGAGCCAGTTAGACAACGCCCTGCCCGTCACCGTCGTACCGCTGTCGCATATCCGCGAGCAGTTGCGCAACGCCGAGATCGACATCGCAGAGAGCACCATGCGCCGCGACGCACTGCGCCTGATCCTCGATCTGCGCGAGATTCAAGAGCTTAATCGCACCAGAGCCATCATTGAAAAAATTTATCAATAAACGATCCTATAACGGCATCGTTTCGCGCTATTATGTGTGAACCGATGCCGAAACGGTGTCACATAACAACGAAGGAGCCGCGATGAATTTGTTCGAAGTTGCCAGCGAATACCGCGCAGATGCCGCGAAGCTGGTCGATCTGGATCTGGATGACGCCACGTTCGCCGACACGCTCGAAGCGATCAGCGGCGATCTGGAAACCAAGGCGATGAATACCGCGTTCGTGTGTCGAAATTTGGAAGCGACGGCCGAGCAGATCAAAGAGCACGCGAAGGCCATGACCGAGCGCGCTAAGGCGATGGAAAACCGCGCGGCACGCATCCGCAAATACCTGCTCGATGGTCTGCAACTGGCGGGCCGCGACGCCATCAGCACGCCGTTCTTCAAGATCAAGATCGCGCTCAATCCGCCCGCCGTCGCGATCGACGACGAAGCGCTGATCCCGGCGAACTACAAGACGGAGCCTGTCGCGCCCGCCCCTGCTCCCGATCGAAAATTGATCGCGGCCGCATTGAAAGATGGATTTGAAGTGCCCGGCTGCCGCCTTGTGCGCGGCACTCGCCTCGATATTCGCTAACCAGAGAACCGCCATGTCCACCTCGATCACCGTCTTATCTGGCGGCTATATGGAAATCGCCTGCATCGATCCTTGGCTCGCTCCCCTGCTGCGCCACTACGTGATTCGCAGGACGGTGGACTACGCGCGCATCTGCTGGTGCTGACATGACGGCCGCCGAATGCCTCGCCAGCTTCATGCAGGCGGTACGCGACGGCCGCCGCGGCGAATACGGCGCCGCTAGGGCGATCGTCGAGCGAGTGAGAGGCAAGGCCGGCGACGAGTGCGCCGAGCGCGCGAAAGCGGAATTGTGGCGCTACATAAAAAGCGACAAGAGAGCATAAAAATGAAATTCGGAAGCGTTTGCAGTGGCATCGAAGCCGCAAGCGTCGCATGGCACGAGCTCGGATGGTGCGCGTCCTGGTTATCGGAAATCGAAGCCTTCCCGTCTGCCCTGCTCGCCCACCACTACCCGAGCGTGCCGAACCTTGGCGACATGACGAAGATTGCGCGATCCGTGCTGACCGGCGAAACAGAAGCGCCTGACGCACTAGTCGGCGGCACGCCCTGCCAGGCGTTCAGTGTTGCGGGATTGCGCGAAGGTCTTGCAGACGAGCGCGGGCAACTAACAATAAGCTATGTGAGGCTTCTCGATGCAATTGACTATGTTCGCGGACGCGCAGGAAAGCCAGCAGCCGTCGCCGTGTGGGAAAACGTTCCGGGCGTCCTCAGTTCCAAAGACAACGCGTTTGGCTGCTTTCTTGGAGCACTTGCCGGCGAAGATGTTGAACTCGTCCCGCCAGGGAAAAAATGGGCGAACGCTGGTTGTGTGTTTGGACCCTCGCGAACAGTCGCGTGGAGAATCCTCGACGCCCAATATTTCGGAGTGGCCCAACGACGCCGCCGTGTGTTCGTTGTCGCAAGTGCTCGAAAAGACTTCAATCCCGTCGACGTACTTTTTGAGCGCGACGGCGTGCGCCGGGATTCTGCGCCGAGCCGCCAAGCGGGGGAAGAAACTGCCGGAACCCTTGCATCGCGCACTGGCGCAGGCGGCTTCCCCGGAACCGACGAAGCATGCAGCGGATACCTCCAAGCCTTCGGGGGGGGCAACACTAGCGGAAGCATCGACGTCGCAACCTGCCTGACGACGAGCGGGCAACGGCTCGACTTCGATACGGAGACGTTTGCTCTCAATGCAAGGCAAGACCCAATTCATAGCCGTCATTACGTCGGCCCGTTGGATACGCGCGGCGACTCGCAAGCCGTTTGCGTCACTGGCGACATCACGCACACGTTGAAGGCCGAAGGATTTGACGCGAGCGAGGACGGAACGGGGCGCGGTCAACCGATCGTCAGCGAGGCGACGCGAGCCGTGCGCCGCCTGATGCCCGTCGAATGCGAGCGCCTTCAGGCGTTCCCGGATGGATACACGCAGGTTCCGGTGCGCGGCAAGCCCGCCGCAGACGGCCCGCGATACAAGGCGCTCGGCAACAGCATGTGCGTGAACGTGATGCGCTGGATTGGCGAACGCATCGAGCTCGTTGAATCAACACTCTCACAACAAAAAGCCGCATGACAGACCAATCATTATCCGGCGTCGCGCAGTTCCTGACGCTGCCCCTGCCGCCCTCCATCAACAACTACTGGCGCAAGTGCCCGCGCGGGATGTTCATTACGGCAGCCGGCAAAGACTTCCGCCAGAAGGTCGCCGAGATCGTCGCCGAGCACAACGCGATCAAGTTTGGCTCTGCGCGCCTGTTCATGGCCGTTCGCCTGTCGATGCGCGACCGACGCGCGGCCGATCTCGACAACCGTCTGAAGGCGCTAAACGACGCGCTGGAACATGCCGGCGTGTTCGATGACGACGAGCAGATCGACGAACTGCATGTGAAGCGCGGGCCGATCGTCAAAGGCGGCGAGTGCGTCGTCATGGTGATGGCGTCATGAGCGATAAGGTCACGATCTTCCTCAATCGCACGAACCGCCGCATGGCAGCCGACGCGGTACACAGTCGTCCGGACGGACATGTGCTGATCCTTCAGGAATCGACGCGCAGCCTGCCGCAGAACGCCCTGCTGCATCACCTGTTCGGCATCGCCGCCAAGCACGCCACTTTCCAGAACCGTCGCCTAACCGCTCAACAGTGGAAGGTTCTTTTTGTGAGCGGCCATGCGATCGCAACCGGCATCGGTGCGGACATGGTTCCGGGACTGGAAGGGGAGTTCGTGAATATCCGCGAATCGAGTGCGCAGATGGGCGTAAAGCGCATGAACAGCCTGATCGAGTACGTGACGGCATATCTGACTATCAACGGCATTCCCATGAGTGCCCCGCCAGGCTACGAGGAGTTGGCAGCATGAGCAACACAGGATGCAGTCTCAACCCCGAATCGAAGCGTTACGACAACTGGCGCACGATGCTTGATCTGCTGCAAAAGGGCATGACGGGAATCGACCTTGCCGACGTGATGGGGCTCCACCAGGATACCGTGCGCAGGGCTATGCGCGCGATGCACGCCGACGGCCTGATCCACATTGCCGGGTGGCATCACAAGATCAATGAAACCGGCCGCGTAATGGCTATCTGGAAGGCCGGCGAAGGCAAGGACAAGCCGAAGCCATCGAAGCGGACATGCGCCAAGATGCGACACGCTCGCCACTACGAGAAGAACAAGGCCATCGAAAAAGCGCGACGTTGGGCTCAGTCGATGGCGGGTAATCCGTTTGCGCAGTTGATCCGGGCGACCGCATGAAGCGGCGAGCCACGAAGCGCGAGAGCGACTACATGGGGCGTGTCGCCGGCATGTCGTGCATCTGCTGCTACCTGCTCGACAGGAAGCAGGAGTCTAAGACCGACGTCCACCACATCAGAACGGGCCAAGGCGGCGCACAGCGGGCCGGAAACTTCCTTGTGCTTCCCCTCTGTCACGAAGACTGTC